TTAAAAGCTATTAAGTAAGTCATAAGTCTCCTTTTCTGATTGATACTGTTTAGAAAATTCAGCACAAAAGGCAACATAAATAAGGTAATAATTCCTCAAAGAATGAATTTTTTTTAATTTTTGTTTTTCATATTCTATTTGTAGTAAATCTCTTTCTTGTCGCTTATTTTTATAGGAATCTTTATTTTGTCTATATTCATAGAGAGAATCAAGAATTCTGTCTTTTTTCTTAGAAAATTTATTCTTACTGAAAAAGAATAAAATAATAAAAGCCAAAACAAAAACAACAGGAAACCGAAAGAAAAGATTTAAAATGGTAAGAAGAAACAGAGAAACGACAAAGAACAGGGGAATCAAACAGACTTTATTATTATTTAAAAAATACAAAATTTTATAAATTATAAGGTACTTATCGAAAGTTAATATTTTTTGATGCAAATTAGAATAAATATTTTGATAAATCCACTTTTTAAAAAGCGGAGGCTTAGAAAAAGCACCAGGGACAAAAGGCAACGCAAAACAATGAGAGATATATCCATCATCATGATGATATTGAGAATATTTTACAGACGAACCAGGTAGGTCGATGTCTTTAATATCGTGGATTAAATCAAAGGAACTATATATATTAAATATAGCAGTATCACAAATTCTCATAAATCCTGAGAAAATCTTAGTAGAAAGCATTTTTGATTTTACAGGATTTTTTCTAAGCTTCGGATTAGAGTACCAAATCTGAAAATTTTCAGGCGTGAAGAAATAGACATAACGCCAGACCATTTTTTTACACTCTAACTGAGAATCATGCCGAGAAAGCCCAGAACAAAAAATAATTTCTTCGGCAAGATTTTTAATGGCAGAGTCAATCTGTTCAGGATTTTGAGCTACGCAAAGTAAAATACTTTTCATGTGCCTAACCTGGGTAAGATATTTGAGAAAATCAGAGTTTCTAGTGGTCACGGCGGCACTACCGCGGGCAGTAGAATAAAGGGCAGACTCATCGTAAATAACGACGGAATTAGGAAAAGACAAAAGATAATTTATGCCTCCATGTTCAAGGCTAATATATCGGCAAGTTAAATTCATGGAAAGCCAATCGTAGCCCATATATCGGCAATACTCTAAAAGGTAATCGGGATGGATGGGAAAATTAGTCACAAGATTCTTTTTCTTGAGTTTATTGGCAAGATACAAAGAATAATAAATAGAAAAATGAGATTTACTACTTCCAGGTTTACCGTATAGTGTAATTATCATAGCTTAAATATACCTAATATTTGATGAATCTTTTTAATTATTTTAAAGATTTGGGAGGAGAGTCAGACCTCCCAAATGTGATACCACTAAGTAAAAGAAAAAGAAAAGACTAGTGAGACATAACACCCTTAACGAACTTGAGAGCCATACCAGCACCGAAAGGCACAAGAGAAACACTAATAGCGGCCAACGCAATAGGTCCTAAAGCTTTAATAACGTCAATGGTATCAGTGACAGTGGTAGTAACATCAACAGGGACAACCGCGGATGCACGAGGAGTATAAGAAAAAAGCAAAACGCTACCGGCGAGAACGGGAGCGACAATAAAAGGAAAAAGCCGAGAAAAAGTAGATTTCATAAAGATAAAGGAGAATAAAGAACATCTGCGGATAATGCAATCGCAGCCAGCTTTTTTTTTTATTTATCAGGACGGACAATAATAATAACCACCTGATAAAAAAGAACCACGCCCAACATAAGAAAGCCTGTAGCAATACCCCAATCAGTGGCCCAGGTGATTGTGTCGCGGATTGGTCCTTCGATTGCAGCCACAGATTCGGAAGGACTGACAGTAACTAAAATCATAGGAAAACCTTTACAACATAGCCAAATCCAGCAGCAGCAGTAAGAAGACCAACTACAGAATCGCTCTTTTCTTTGACATCCTCTTCGAATTTCTGAGCAAATGTGTCTGGAGTACCAAAAATTTTCTCGAGGTCAGGACGAGCAGACTCTATGCCAACGGCTAGTGAAATAGATGGGGTAAATGCCATAGCAAGAGAACAAATAAAAGGAACGAAGCAATGTCCAACCATGCGATAAAGAAAAAACTTTGCAGAAAGTGTTGGCACATTCATTTAAACCTCCATAATTTTTTTAGCTATTTTCAAAGCTAAATAGCTACCGACAATAACCAAAAGGAGCGGCGCAACAGACCCCCACATTAACTGATGTATCATAGACGCATACTCACGAGCTTCAGGGCAATCAATCAACTGATTTATAGATAATGAGTCGGAAGATTTTTGATAAATTCCGATAGCATCAGTGAGAAATTGATGATTGATTTTCAAATCACTAATTAATACATCAATTCCATCTAACGTACAACTAGAAAAAGAGGCATATTTCTGAACATCATCACATATCATTATTAAGCAGAGGCAGGAGTAATGTCGATGCACTCAAACCAAGTGCCAGCACCCTTATCAGAGCCCCAAGCAGCAGGACAAACGGTAAGATTAAACTTATTACCTTCAAGAAAATATCCCTTCAAAGAAGAATACTCTTTGATAGTAATTTTAGTCTGGAGACATCCACCCATAGCAGAAGTTTGAATAGGAGAAAGATGAGTGTTAACACCAAAATGCTTGTTAACGGCTTCAGTACCAAAATTTAAAACGATTTTGCCGGTTTTTTCGCCGTCTCTATCTTCAGCTTTTGAGGCTACAAAAATAGCGGAACAAGTAAAAGAGGGCAGGACTTGTGACATATTAAGTAAAGAAATAAATGAATAGTGAAACTGGATGAAACCTACTCTTTTATAATAACAATAAATCAAATAATTGTCAAGCTAATATTAAATAATAAATAAATAAGAAAAAGTAATAATTAAGGAATAGTATATATCTCATATACCAAAGGCTGAAGAATATCCTGCCATTCAAAATATGGAATATCTTTAATAAATTCTTGGTACTCATCAAGGCCGAGTAAATCTATAAATCTAGATATTTTATCTAAATATGAATCTATATCATTATCAGGTGGAGCGAAAAAGCCACGTTCATAGTCGAACCTGATACACCTTAACTCATTTTCTTTAAGAGAAAAGAAGCCAGGATTGTTGCATATATCAAAATAGATTTTTTTAGCATTACAAATAACCTGTGGATTATCCCAAATATCTCCCTTGCGAGCATAAAAAGGCACGGAACGAAGAAGCCTACTAAAGTGATAAATATTTTCAGGTAATTTAAACCAATCAATCACTTGGGAAAGATAGGAAGGTTGAGAACAATGATTAGGAAAAACAGATTCACGACCATCGTAAGAAGAGGCCAAATCAATAATCATAAAATATTTTTCAGAGTCGGCAGCATAAAAATTCTGATATATACGATTAGAGTCCCAAGGAGGAATAAAAGGCTGAAGAATCAACTGACATAGAGAAAAATCAGGAGACTCAAGAATACTAGAAAAATTGTGATAAGCATCATAGCATTCAGAAACGGAAGTAGCTTGAAATTGATAATGATGAGTATAGGATTTAATCAAATCACGAAGACTATCAGAAATCGACCACCAACTAGAAGGATAAAATAAAGCTAATTTTCCCTTCTTAAATCTGGCTTGAAAATCTTTATCAGAGGCAAGACAGCCTTTACCTACATATTTAGATAAATAAGCAGCGGGAGATTTAGAGCAACGAATAGTTTTACAAGTGTGCTCATTGGCCTCAATTTGCTGACGAGACCACCTACCGCCTCCCAATTTTTCCGCCCGAGCATATAAATCGACACCAGATTTATGAGAAATAGCATCAAGTAATCGTAACCACTCGGACTTTAAAATGTCAGGGAGCAAAGCGCCCATCTGCTCATCTTGACAAACGCAAACTAAATGAAGATGCAATGCAGGGGTAAGATTAGCCTTTTTACGTAATTGCCACTCCCAAGTATTAAAGGTATATTTAATACCACAAACCTTACGTAGATAGGTTTTGAAGGCATTGAGGAGGTAACGGGAATATCTTGAGAAAGCCTCACAGGCCTCCAAGGTACTTCCAGGAAGAGTGCCAGTGAAAAAATAAAAAGAATCATAAGGTATTCCATATTTTTCAAGAGCACCAGCGGCATCTAATAAAGTTTCACGGGCTTTACGGGTAAAAATCTTTTTTCTAGGTAGAGGTAAAATGTTGTTAGTAGCTTCGCTAACTTCGCTTGAAAGTTGTGTTGATACAGTTTGCAGTTTAGTAGAGATGCCAAGAGGAGAATTGCCAAGACCCGTGCCGGGGCAAGCCGCGGCAGGGTCAAAGGCAGGAGGCTCTGGAAGCATTGCCATAGGGTGAGCAGAGAGATTATGAGAATAATCTAATGGATAATCCTTCATATCTGGTTGATAGTGTTTGCAGTCCCTAGCTATGTGTGGGTTACATCTCTTTTTACGAACGCTGCAATATATAGGAATATCTTTTATGAGAGTATTTGTAGCGTGATGTTCTTTATGATGACGGCAAGAAAAACAGTTTTCTTGAGTCTGCAACTTTGCTAAGTGTCTGGCAGTGACATCTTCTCTTTTATTTATAGTTGACTCAGGAACAGAACTGCCGCGCTTAATCTTAGTATATTGAGGAGCTATTTTTACTTGCACCCGATTGGACGGAGTGCAATGTATAGAAAAGTTATACACTGCACTACCTTAATTATTGAATGGATAAATAACGCTTAAACATTCAATAACCAAAATACCCACGATAAGATAATGAGCAAGCGGGAAGGTGACAAGCTCAAAAGATATATCGCGGATACTATTGCAATTATTTTTTTCTGGTGGTAACATAATGGTTGAAAATTGATTTTTTTACAAAGCCTAAGCGAGACTAGTAATCGACGCTTAGGCTTTTTTTGCTGATAACTTTATTATATACGCATCAAATAGAAATCCACAACAATAAAAACAATTGAGTCAAAAAGAATAGCACACAAAATATATAAATACAAATAATATACTTAATATTTGATGATTGTTTACGTTAATGGCAAAGATTAACAGGTATCACTCGTAGGACATTACAGACAATTAATCATTGAGTTGCATAAGTGATTTATAGACAGGGAACAACCTGTCTATCTCTCCGAGGGAGGGCTATCTGTTATTATGTAAAGTTATCCAAGAGGAGAGATGCTTAAATGATGTAATAGTTTAGTTATCGGTATTTGTCGTGGTTAGGCTGTCGGTATTTGTCGTGGTTAGGCTGTCGGTATTTGTCGTGGTTAGGCTGTCGGTATTTGTCGTGGTTAGGCTGTCGGTATTTGTCGTGAAGGCATACATAAACATTCTCCGTTAAGCACCACGCGGGGAGAACTGCTACGGCATATATAAATAGTAACCAGATGCAAGACATATCGAAGCCTACGCAGTCCCAACCCCGCTTAATGGGCTAGAAATAAATACTTGATATTAAAAATTAAATAGAAAAATACTAAATAGAAAAATACAGATACCATAAGATATCTGCATAAAGATAATTGATATGTGCATTCACTAAAAAGAATCGTTCTCCCAATACAAAACTTGTCGAGGCTCTAGAGGATTATCAATTAAAAATTCGTCACACTGTTGAAAAGCGTCCTTAATAGCATCCTCAATAGCAGGATGACTTGGAAGCGAAAACAAGTAAAATAATTCACCATTATACATTGGAACATTAGTATAAACTTCACCACTAAAGCAGTCAGAAAAAGGACGAGAAATCTTGATAAGGAAATGGTCAAGATATTCAAATTCTAATTTAATGTTAGAACATTCATCAGTAGCGAGCTTCATGGTCAATCCTCCATAAAAAATCAAGTTGCCAAATTGTCAAGTTCAGACTGTAAATCATTTAACAAAGCCATAGCCTTAGTCCAGTCGCGCGTAGGTTTTCCGCTGACAGAGAGTTCTTGACTCTGGAGAGCCAAAGAGCGATAGGTCTGCAAAATGTGGGAAAGCCGAGAATCAATAGTACGGTAATCCTCTATATTTTGAGGAGAAGATTTTGCAGGTATCCATGCCATTTTGCCCCCCTCTTGACCGTACTTACCGAAGCCGGAAGAACGGCCGGAGCCAGGAGATGGAACACCTTTAGGATGTCCAGCGCCTTCACGTCTGCCACCGGTATTGGGACGCTTACCGCCACGACCATCTTTTTTATAGGGCTTGAAATCAAGATTATTTTCCTTACAATAATCCATCAAAAATTTACCAAATAAATCAAAATCCTCAAATACGAAAGACTCCTCAATAGGAGATAAATCTTCATCAAAAGAGCAAAGAGGTATAGTACAAACTAAAACTACTGACTGTGAAGGAATTGAATTACCTGATATCGAAGAAGAAAAAGAAAGAGAAACACCGATAGACTGACAGAACTTAACGTAGTAATCAATACGAGAATCTTCAGAATCAATCATACGAAAAACCTCAATGGATATCTTTATAATAAGTGAAAAGAATCAAGAAAACAACCGTATGAATAATTTTTATACGGTTGTTTTTGTAACTATTGATAAGGCTCAAACACCCAATCAAATCCAAAGGCAGAAGATAAATCGGAGGAGGCAGACATAACCTCCAAACATACACCCATACGATTAATGTTAAACATAGCCCGACGCGCGGCTTTTTCCAGGTCAAAAGTTTCCTTAAATCTCCGTATCCACGGACGAAATCTTTAACAAAACTATTTTGAAAATAAGAGAAAAACCAAACTTTAATCTTATCAATGGTGCGGGTACAGGAATTAATCTTATCGATAATACGAGTCAT